ATGAATATATTTAAATATTTTATTTCAAATAAACCATCTGAGTTAGTTAAGCTTAGTAAAAGAGAATATTATGAGCAGTTGATTGGAACAGATTCGGAAATAGCCAAGAGAGCTTTCGAAATGGCTTGGGCCACTAGAAATTTTGAAATTGAAATGTATTGGAAAAGAGCAACATATTTTTGGGCTTTTATAGCAAGTACATTTGTTGGATACTTCGCTCTAATTTCCTCTGAAAACTACATCAAGCCAGATAAGTTTAATCATGTCGAGGTGTACTTTTTAATATGCATTGGATTTGTGTTATCTTTAGCATGGCATTTTACTAATATAGGTAGTAAAACTTGGCAACGCCACTGGGAGGTTCATGTTGATTTACTTGAAGATGCCTTTACTGGGCCATTATATAAAACTGTTTACCCAACCCAGACTTATTCAGTTTCTAAAATAAATGAAATTGTGAGCAGTGTTTTTGTCTTAGTATGGGCTCTTCTTGGAGTAAAATACTTATTAGATCAAAATCTCATTAGGTCAATTAAAGAAACCAATTCTATTAATTGGTTCGTAGTTACCAGTACAGTAATGTCGTTGCTAGTTGTAATATCAATGATTTTTGGACATGGAAGGGGCCGCTTCGGTTCAAGACCTATAACTATGTATAGACGCAATGTAGCATATGACGAAGATTAAGTTTAAGGCGTTAATATATTTAAATACACTAAGAAAAACCAAATAAAAAGTAAAAGATGGAGATGCAGAATGATAATTAAAAATAACAACAATAGATTAATAGAAATAATGCGCAATGAAAACATTCCAGAGGAAATGATAAATGATGTGATAGACTCTGGTTATACAATAGTTCACTCTCTAGATCCTTTCACTGGTACAAATTACGAAGTTGTAGGTGATGGAATGTATGGGAACAAACAATTTAGTGGCCACCTCGATATACAAGAATTCATTCATTACATCAGAGGCAACAATACGTTCGAAAAACTAACTCAGTTCAACGAATATACTGTTAAGAATTACAATGAGATAGAGTCCATCTTATCAGAATCAAAAAGACGACACTATATTGATAAAGGTCGACTCTCATTTCGCGGGCAAACATCACAATATTATTTCCAGAGAAAAATACCTAGTCCAGTTAGAGCTAACGATGATGGAAAAGAGTTATCAATATTTCCAGGATTATACAGACAAAGTAATCACAACTATTCATTTAATATCAAGCCCGAAGAAGAGCGAAGTTTTGTTAAGTTTTTAAATGAACTTGAACCTAATAACCCTCGAATTTATTTAGATAGTAACTATTCCTATGATCTTATGCGCACTGAGCAACATTATGCCACTCAAACATCCGGGTTAGATATATCTTTTGATATTGAGACAGCCATATTCTTTGCCACTCATAAATTAAATTATAAATCGGATGGAAAAGCATATCATACTAAAGTTTCTAAAGGCGAACACCAAGGAGTCATCTATGGTTTTTGTTTCAGAGATCCATCTGTCCCGAAAACGGAATTTTTAATTAAAGATTTTGATTTATTTAAAACATACAATCCAGAAAGAATATTAAGACAGGATTGCGGCTTACCATTAATTATGGATAATGAAAGAAACATAGCAATAACAGATCTTGACTTCATAATAAGACTTGATGCAGACTTTGATTACAATGGTAAAAAGCAGCCAGCATACATGTTTCCAAACACTAAAGAAGACTTATTCTATGGTAAGCTTCTTGAATTAAAAGATAAGTATCCTAATAAATTACCAAACATTTTAGAATATGTAGGCAGTAGGGTCTGAAGAGAAAAAGCATCAAATCATGTTAACTTTATAATCACAATTATTCAGGTGCAGCCATACTTAGTTGCACCTTATCCCTAAAAATTCCTTTTTTTCTTATTTAGGAAATATTTTACTAGTTATAGTAAAGTCAAATTTTTAACCAAAATCATAGCCACAATGGTTGCTGCTGGTTTCTCCCAGGATGCGGAGGTGCTGGCTTAATCGTTCCCGGTTTCATAATGATCTCAGAAACCGTTTCATGAGATTTAAACGTACAGCTGCAATTGATGTTCTGGCACTGGTTATAACGTTCTTTAGTTGTTGCTGATACTTGAAAGCTGCTGCGGGTATGTGCGGCATTCCCGCACAAAGGGCAATTCATCATAATGTCGTCTCCAAACCCCAATTGAGATAAATATTACTCAATTTAACCCTTTTGAGATAGCACTATTCCATTTCAAGTGAATCTATTTTCACTTCAAGCTCAATGCTGGTCGTGTAACCATTCTCCGCGCTCAGCCCGTGCGTAAGGGTCGTGATAATCCACTCACCCGCATCAATCTGCTGTTTGAACCCGCTGACCTTCACCGGCATTTCGGTGTAGAGATCGGCCCGGCCACGTGCCAGCTGAATAGAGAACGTTGCCACACCGCGCTGCAGCCGTTCCCACTGCATTTTTGCGGCGCGCTCGGCGTTGGCCCGGTTCGCATAGGTGCGGCTCAGCACCAGGACGTTTTCATCCGTGCCGATCAGATAGTCGCCCTGCTTCGCCTCCGGCTCCTTCTTCTGCGCAGCTGGCTTGCGGCGCTTACGCTTCACCGTGGCTTCCGGTTTTTTATCCGGCTCGCGGGTGTGCAGCCAGCTCGCGATCACGCCGGTGTAGGCGTCCCGGTCAGCCAGGGTAAAGCGATGGCCATCGCCGTCTTTACGCACGAGGGTGATGGCGGGCAGCACTTTGCCGCTGGCCGTTTTGCCCTGCCCCTGCCGGATAAACAGCAGGTTGCCGTCCTTGATGCACGCCACCGCCCCGCACTGTTTCGCCAGGCGCATTAAAAAGCTGGCGTCTGACTCGTTGGTCTGGTCGATGTGATCGAGCGACATTTTCGCCACGTCGTCGCCTATCGCCGTTTTGAGCTTGTGGCGCCCGGCAATCTCTTTCACCACCTCGCCGACGCTGGTCTGGTGCCACGACTTCTCGCGCTTGGTGTTCAGCGTCTGGCGGAAGTCCGCGCTGCGCGCGCGCAGGGTCAGCCGGTCCGGCGTGCCGCTGTGCTCGATTTCGTCCACGGTGTAGGTGCCTTTCGGAAAAAGCGCCTCCCCTTTCCAGCCCAGCGCCAGCGACAGCTCAACGCCCCGGCGCGGCATCAGCAGCTGCCCGTCCGCGTCGTCCAGCTCAATGTCCAGCTGGTCCGCCTCAAAGCCGCGGTTATCGGTCAGCGTCAGGCTGATGAGCCGCTGCTCAATTTTCTGTGTAACATCCGCCCCGGCAAGCGTCAGCCTGAAGGCGGGCGCGTTCGCCTGCCCGTTAATCCAGCTGCCCGCCATCATGAGAACAGCCCGCCCACTGCCGCGCCCACTTTACCGGCCGCGCCCTGCATGGCCGACAGCTGATCGCTGAGGCTGCCGAACATTTCACCCAGCGATTCATCGGTGCGCTTCAGCGTGAGCGTGAACTCAATCCGCCGGCACACGCCGTTGCTGAAGAACTCTGCCTTGGTCTGGCTCAGGCTCTCGATCACGAACATGCCGTAAATCGTGCCGCTGCCCTCAATCAGCGGCCACGCGCGCCCCAGCTCGGCAATCTGCTCCAGCGCGAACAGCGACAGCCTGCCGCCGGTGATTTCCGGCAGCAGCACGCCCGACAGCGTAATGGTGTCGTTGTCCGGGCCAAGGAACTGCAGCGCCGGGCGCACGCCCACGCGGCTATTCGACGGGAAGCGCCAGCTGCGCTGGAGCTGCAGCTCCTGATACGGCACCGTCTTGAGCATGAAAACAAACAGGCCCAGCGTCATCATCATTATTCAAACCCTCCACGGTCACGGTAGCTGCTGCGGGCGCGGGACTGCGCCTGCCGCTCTTTTGCTTCCAGCCTGCGCATCACTTCGTCCACCACGTCCTGCGCGTTCTGGCCCGGCTGCTGCACGATAGTGATAGGCGCGTGAATGCTTACGGGCGCGGCGCTTGTGCCGGACTGCTGGCGCGGCGCGTCCTGCCGGTACGCCTGCGCGGGCAGGCTCAGCGGGTGCAGCGGCTTCGCCTCCGCCGTTCCGGCAGATATGCCGAGCGTCATCGCCGCCATGGCTGCCAGCTGCGCGGTGCGTTTCCGGCTCGTCACGCTCACCGGCCCGCCCACGATTTCCGGCCCGTTTTCACCCACGACGCCAAACTGGCCCGCCGGAATGTTGCCGCCGGTGTCGTACATGCCCGCAAACGCCGGGAAGCCGCCCGCTGGCAGTTTCACCCCGCCCGCGCTGACGCTGGCCGCCTGCGGTGCCTGCGGCAGCTTCGTGCCAGCCGACGCCTTGCTGACGAGGCCGAACTTGTCCAGGAGATCGTTGAGACCGGCCTTAAGTGAGTCAAGCGGGTGCATCACCATGTTCAGCCCGTCGGCAAGCCACTGCCCGAACTGCCTGCCCATTTCGGCGGCGTTCTTCAGCTCGTCGGCGGTGGAATGTACCGGCGTCAGCAGGTCTTTAAACCAGCCGAAAAGCGCCTGTACCTTATCGCCTATCCACTGAAAAACCGGCTGCAGCGGTGAAAACGCCTCGCTGATGGGACCGGCGGCGGCCCTGAAGCCGTCCACCACACCGCCTAAAAATGCCTTAATCGGCGCCCAGTATTTCCAGATAACCAGCGCCACCCCGGCAAGCGCCGCCACGGCAAGCCCGACGGGACTCAGCAGCGCGCCGAGCGCCCAGATTACGCCGGTCAGCACCGTGCGCAGCAGCGCCAGCGGCGACTTCACCAGCCACATCAGCGCGCCACCGGCACCGCGCACCGAGGCGGCCAGCGGCGCAAGGGCGGCACCGGCCAGCCCGCGTACCTGCGCGCCCAGCGCCCGCACACCGGCCATCGGATTACGGAAGGAGGCAACCAGCGTCTGCCCGGCGTCCTGCGCCTTCTCCTTAATTTTCTCCAGCGCCCCCTCGCGGAAGGCGTTGAGAATGCCGCCGCCCTCGTCGTCATCGTCACCGCCGCGCAGGGACGCCAGCGCGTCGCGGATTTTCTCCAGCCAGTTCACCGATTCCCCGGCCTCGCCGCCGCTGAACAGTGAGAACAGCTTTTTGATGCCGTCGCCGGACGACGCCAGACCGGGTGCCAGTTTTGCGAATGCCTTGCCCAGCCCGCCCAGCAGCGGCGAGAGCGTCGCCAGCCCCTTCAGGCCGAGCATGTTTAATCCGAAGCGCAGCATCAGCATCGGTCCCAGCACGGCGGCCATGCCCACGGCAAGCGTGCCGAGCGCCAGCGTAACCGTTGCCACCACGGCGGCGATTTTCATCAGCCTGCCGACCAGCTCCGGGTTCGACTCCACCCAGCGGCGCATGGTGCCGGTGACGCGCTTCACCGCGTCCATGATTTCCATCAGCGGCGTGCGCAGCGTGTCGCCGAGGCTGCTCAGCGTGTTGGCCGCGCCGGTTTTCACCAGCAGCCACTGCGCGGACAGCGAGTCCTTGTTGATGTCGGACTCTTTCTGCATGGAGCCGCTGGCCGCGTTGCCCTGCGTCAGCAGCAGCTGGCGTCGCAGCTCCGGCATGTTGTTGGCGAGCTTCGCCGCGTCCTTGCCGAACTCCTTGCCAAATACCATGGTCATTGCGGTAAGACGCTTGTCGGCGGGCAGGTTGTTCACCTTTTCCAGCACGCGCTGAATGGTGCCCATCGCGTCGGTAGTCATCTGCTTCTCAATCTGTTTCGGATCGAGCTTCAGCAGCGCCATGCCGCCCATAAAGGACTTGCCCTGCATGGTGGCAACGGAGAGTTCGCGCACCATGGCGTTCGCCGCGCTGGCGGCGGTTTCCGCCGTCGCGCCAAGGCTCAGGAACGTGGAGCCGAGCGCGGCGGCCTTGCGGTAGTCCAGCCTGTCCGCCACGCCGCCCATGCGCTGCAGCACGTCGATAATGTCCGATCCCTTGGACATCGCGTTGTCGTCCAGGTAGTTCAGCGCGTCGCCCAGCTGCTCGATGTTGCGCGTGGGGATTTTGTAGAGCTGCGCAATCTTGCCCAGCCCCTCGGCCAGCTCACCGGCGGGCAACTCAAACGCGGTGGACGCCTTCGCCGCCGTGGTGGCAAACGCCAGCAGGTCGCGCTTCTGGTCCTCGTAGGAATCGTTCTGGTTGGTCACGCCCATGCGCGCCCCGCCCTCGACCAGCGCGGCGTAGTCAATCGCGCCGTTGTCCATCGGCAGCTGCTCGCTGGCGGCCTTGATGGCGGCCTGCATGTCGTAGAACTGAGCCGTTCGGTTGCCGTCGTTGTCGCGCAGGCCGTTAACCTGCTTCGCCACGCCCTTCATGGCGTCTTCCATGTCCGCCGACGCCTTCACGGCGGCCATCACCGGCGCGCCCATCGCCAGCCCGGCGACGGTGGTCGCCGCACCGGCACCGGCAATTTTATCGCGCACCTCCAGCGATCGGGCGTGGCGCTCCCGCACCGCGTTGAGCTTCGCCTGCTGCTCGCCGAGCCGCTTGAGCGACTTTTGCTGGCGGTCAATCGCCGCGCGCGCCTCGTCCGCGCGGCCCTTCAGGTCGCGCTGTGCCTGACTCAGCTTTTTGGTATCAATGCCGGACTCGGTGAGCGCCGCGCGCTGGCGCTGCACCGAACCCAGCAGGCCGTTATAGCTCTGCTGCAGCTCGCGCACGCGGTTCTTCGCCTGCTCCAGCACCCTCGCCTGCGCGGCGGTGGGCCGGTTAGTTGCGCTGAACTGCGTCGCCAGCTTTGCCGCCTCTTCGCGCGCGCCCTTAAGATTGTTTGCGGTGATGGCAAGCTGCGAGCGGGCTTTGCGGAAGCCGTCGATGCGCGCGGCCTGCGCGTCTAAATCTTTCAGGCTGGCGCGCGCGGTGCGCAGTGAATCGGCCAGCTCGCGGGTGCTGGCCTTTGCAGAACGGAAGGGGCGGGTCAGTTTGTCTACCGCGTTAAGAACAACCTGCAGGCGCAAGTCTTTATCACTCATCGCTGGTCCCGTGTCGCATTATCGCCTTATGCCGCCATTCCAGTACCTCGGTCAGCGTCATGAACTCGGTAACGGACGGAGGCCAGTGAAAGACGGTGGCGATGTCCGCCACCAGATCGTCAACCGTCAGGCCGTCGCTAAATCCGACAGCACCGACTTCTTCAGTAAAAAAGTGACCACCTCAACCGACAGGCTCACCAGATCGGCGGGGTCCATCTCGGTGATTTCCTGCACGGTCAGCGCCGGGGTGGTGACGCGTGGCAGCACGGTGATCATCGCGTTGACGTCCATGTCCATCAGCGCCTGCAGGCGCGTGCCGCGCAGCGCGCCGGACTGCGGCTTGCGCACGATGACGCTCTTAATCTCGGTTTTCCCGCGCAGGATCGGGGTGTCCAGCTCAACGGTTTTTTCGGTAGTTTTGTCGGTCATGATGATGTCTCGCTAAAAGGGTAAAGGCGGCAGGGTTTGCCCTGCCGGATTAATTACAGGCCGAGCGCGTTGCGGTGCGCTTCCATCAGGTCCGTGCCGTCCACGATGTGAACCATATTCACCAGGTCAATCTCGTAGAGCACTTCGCCGTTAATGGTCAGCTTCGCGTAGCTGTTGGTGCCCGACACTTTGGTGGTGCTGGATTCGCCGGTCTTCCACTCGCCGGAGTCCAGCTCCTTGTGGCGGCCACGCGTCACCAGCTCCACCGCCTGCACCTCGCCGGTGTCGTCGCGCTGAATGGAGCCGGTAAAGCGCAGCTGCACGCCGTCCACGGTCAGGGTGCCCATCTGCCTGAACAGCAGCGCCTCAACGCCGCCGCAGGTAAATTCCGTGTCCAGCGCGCCGTCGTCCAGGCCCATGTCGATGTCCACCGCACCGGCCATGCCGCCGCCGCGATACTTTTCGAACTTGCGGGTGATTTTTGGCAGCGTCACGGACTCAATCAGCCCCTGCCAGTTGTTGCCTGCGTTGAACAGGTTCAGGTGCTTGAGCTTGCGGGGTAATGCCATGATTCAGTCTCCTTATGCGCTGACGCGGCTGGCGAAATCGACCAGGTACTGATCGGTGATGCGCTGGCGCAGTAGCAGGTTTTCCAGCGGGGGCACCGGCGTGTAGTCATAGTCAATCAGCAGCTTGCCCGCCTTGAGCGTGTCCTTGTCGTTCACGCTCTCGTCCAGCCAGCAGTCCGCGCCGATGAGATAGCCCTGGCTCACGAGGCTGCGCAGCTTGGCGCGGATGCCCTCGATAATGTCGCGGGCCAGCGACGGGTTCAGCGGGCCGTCCACCGCCCACATGTGCGCCTCGGCCATGGTGTCGGCCAGCACCTGAGCGGTGCGGGTGTAGCACTCAAACGCAAACAGCGGGTCATCGCTCAGGCAGCGCGAACCCCAGAAGCGGAAGCCGTCTTTACGAATAAGCGTGGTGATGTCGTTCTGGTTCAGCAGGCCGGAGTCGGTAGCCGGATCCTGCAGGTCCCAGAACACGTCTTTTGAGATGCCGGTAACGCCGTTCACGCCGACGTTCGACAGGGATTTGTGCCAGCCGGTCTGCTCGTCGATTTTGGCGCGCAGGCCGAGCGCGCGGGCGGTGGCGAAGGCCGTCGCGTCCGCTTTCAGCACGGCGTCAAAGTTGATGAAGTCAGGCCAGATGAGCATGCCCTCGCGCTGGCTGAAGTTCGCGCGGTAGGCAATCGCCTCCTCCACGCTCTTACAGCCGTACGCCGACAGGTAGGCAAAGCCGCGCAGGCTCTGCGCCACGCTCAGCAGCTCGGTTGCAACGGCCTGCGTGTCGTGCCCCGGCACGCCGAGGATGCGTGGCTTGACGCCGCACACCGCCTGCGCGGCCAGCAATGCCTTCATGCCGGTGCGCTGGCCGTCGGTCACGCCGCCGATGATGTTGGCGGTGGTTTCGGCTTCCGTTTCGCCCTGCGGCACGCGCACCACGACGGTGACGGGTTTGGTCTGGTCGGCGATGGCATCCAGCGAGCGGGCCAGCGTGCCGGACTCGCCCGCCTTGCCGCTGGCGGTTAGGACGTCGGTCAGCAGTACCGGACGGTTAAGCGGGAACGTGGCCGCGTCGGCGTCGTCGCCGGTGCAGACCAGCCCGACAATCGCCGTGCTGATGGTGGTAATGGTTCGGGTGCCCTCGTTGATTTCCTCAACGCGCACGCCGTGGTGATAATCCTGTGCCATATGGCGGTTCTCCTGTGAAGGGGTTCCGCTATGGTGAAAGGTAGCGCGCGCGGGCGCATCCTGTGGGCGTTGTACGGCGGATGACACAAAAGAAACAGGCCCGAATCGGGCCTGTTTCTTACTCTGGCACCTGAGGCCAGTTGATGTCCGGGGCATAACTTACGTCAAGTGCCTGCAGCGAGTCGATATAATCAAGCCAGGCGTTCAGGCTCACTTTCTCTTCATCACTGATACGTCCAAGGAGTAATTTTGTCTGCCAGAGGCTGATAGTTTTCCCGGCAGAATCGATCAATGTGGATTTGTACAATTCCGTTTTTTTAATTATTTCCTCTCTGGTTAAAACCACTTCACGGCAGGCGGGAGGAAACACCGCAAAGTCAATCTGAAGCCCCATTTTCTGGTTCTTCTCAAGTAAATCATCATAAGTATTTTTGTCGATTACCAGTGAGTCATCAGGGATGATGTCATTAACACCTTCGATGAAAAAACCACGCTCACCTGCCGAGCTGTAAATCTTCATAACTGCCCCCTCGAAATGGCCATAAAATAGGTCGCACCTGAAGCACCATCTATAAACACGGTTCCCGTCCCCTGTCGCAGCGCGTGCAAATGAAATGACGTTGCCGTCAGAGCCTGCCCTGCAATAATCTGACCGCTTCCCGGAGTGGGATCGGTGTCCATGGCTATAACGGTGTAACCACTGTCACCCATAGCAACCGGCAGGGTAAAAGTACTGCCGCCGCCCTGAACAGTGACGTTGCCATGCTGGATGATGAGTCCGCCGGGAAACTTGAACCAGGAAATTTCCCCGGCCCGCCCTGATGCAAACGAATTCATATCGGGCACCTGATTTGCGCCCGTTCCTACTGCCCGTTTCGCCGCATCGCCCAGCCCCAGATTCCGCAAAAAAGCCGCCACGTCGGCGATATCGCTGCCGTTCTTCGCAATGTCCATCTTCCCGGCCAGTGCATTGGTCATGGTAGTGGCAAAGTTCGGATCGTTGCCGAGCGCGTCGGCCAACTCCTTCAGGGTATCAAGCGCCGCCGGTGACGATGCCACCAGTGAAGCAATCGCCGCTTTCACAAACGCCGTGGTCGCCAGCTGCGTGTTGTTCACCGTCTGCGCCGCCGTCGGTGCCGTTGGCGTGCCGGTCAGCGCGGGGCTTGCAAGCGGTGCCTTCAGCGCCAGCGCACTAGCGGTGGTGGTGGCAAAGTTCGGATCGTTATTGATGGCCGCCGCCAGCTCTTTGAATGTGTCCAGCGTACCCGGCGCGCCGGAGGTCAGCACCTGAAGCGCCGCCACCACAAAAGCGGTGCTGGCAATCTGCTGCGAGTTATTGCCCGCTGCCGCCGTTGGCGTTTTCGGCGTGCCGGTGAGCGTCGGGCTTTCCTTTGGTGCGTACTGCGTATGCGGGTCGGTTGCGGCGAGGTGCTTCGCCATCAGGTCGTCCACGTACACCTTCAGCTCCAGCACCTTGTCATCAACGTATTTACGCGTCGCCAGCACCACCGCCGGGTCGATTTTTAGCGTGATGGTGTCGGTGCTGCTGGTAATCAGCACCATGCGCACGGTTTGTGTGCGCCCGCTGCCCTCGGCCAGCTGCGGCTTGTAGCTCTCCGGGCAGTTGCCCACGGCAATCAGCGCGCCCGTGTCGTCGAACAGGCCGACCTCACGGATCCACCACCCGCCCTCGGTTTCCGGGATAACCTGCTCGGCGATAATCTGACTGCTGTTCTGCGGGTCGATATACAGCATGTTCAGGTCAGCGCGGCGCTTCTCCGCAATCAGCTTCGTCTGCTGCGCGCTCGGCGTGGGCAGCACGCCGCCGCCGTCGCCCACGGCCATCTGCGTGATTTTCAGCGGCACGCCGAGGGCGGCAGCGCTGGCAAGCTTTGCCGCGCCGATGTCCGTCAGCAGGGTGTAGAATTTTGCGCTCATGGGTTCACTCTCACTGTGTCAATAATGTGCAGCGCCCCGCCGTCGTACGCGGTGCCGCCGGAAATAATGGTTTCGTTGATGTAGGGATAAACCGTGATTTCTTCGCCGATGTAGGTGCCTGCGCCGACAAAATACGGGCCGCTGGTCTGCAGGTTGATGGACATCCCGACCAGATGGCGGCTGCAGGGCTTGGCATCGCTGATTAGCCGCTCCAGCTCCTGATAGGTTTCCTCCGTAATCCCCTCGTCCTGCACGCCGATGTCCAGGCGAAACGTGCCGGGTGCCTCCCCGTTCTTCCACCACTCAATCACGCGGATCAGAAACCCGAACGGCTCCACCACGCGCCGGATCGCGCTGATGGTGCCCTTGTGCTGATGGATGTAAAACGCGTCCTTCACCACCTTACGCTTCACGCTTTCCGACCAGCTTTCGTCCCAGCGGTCCACCGAAAACGCCCAGGCGAGATAGGGAAGGAAACTTTCCGGGCAGCTGTCCGGGTTCCACAGGTCGCGCAGCGGCACGTTCAGGCCGGAGATTCCGCCGCACGCCTGCGCCAGACGGCGCTCAAGCGCGGATGATCCGGGCGGTAAGAGGCTGTTACTCATGCCATCACCCCGTCATCCGCCACGCTGATGTCCGTGCCGGTGCAGTTGCCCGCCTGGGTACGGTCCATGATGATGTCCTCAGCCGGTTCGGTGATGTCCACCCAGTCCACACCGGCCACGCGCATCACCGCCCCGTAGGACTCACGGCGCACGCTGCGCCCCAGCTTTTTCTGCTCGATGAGGTAGGCAGCCAGCCGTTCGTTTGCCGCTTCCAGACAGGGCGCGGCGGCCACGCCGTCAAACAGGTGCAGCTTCGCCTGCACGCGGTAGTCGTTGATGGTGGCAGGCTGCACGGTCACGCGGTCCGCCACCGGGCGCACGGTGTCGTCATTCAGCGCTTTGTCCACTGTACTCAGTAAGTCATCGGGGGCCGCGCCGTTGCCCTCGCGGCTCAGCACGGTGACAAGCACCGTCGCCGGTGACGGGCTGATGGCGGACACGTCCTGCACCCGCCCGTCCGCGCTGCGGGCGTGAAACTCGTAGGCCGCCGTCGGACCGGCAACCGATAAGCCCTCAAACGCATCCGGCACGCGCACGCGCAGCGCGTCGTCGGATTCCATCACCGCACCCACCGGTGGCACGGCGTCCGGGTTGGCCGGGGTGACGGTCAGGCGCTGCACGTTGCTGCGCGCGGCCAGCTGGTCGAGGTCGCTGCCGAGCGCGTAAGCCACCATAACGGCCTGCGCCGCCTCGTTGATGCGCTGGCGCAGCAGGATTTCGCGATAAACGCTTTCCTGCAGGCACTTAACGACAGGATCGGACTCCAGCGCCAGCACGCGGCGGATGGCGGCCTGCTCATCCGCCGGATAAAGCGCAATCAGCGCTTCCTTGCGCTCGGCCAGCAGTGTTTCAAAATCCGGCACCTCAATTACTTCCGGTGCGGGCAGCTGCGAAAGGTCAATTACTGCCACTGTTCACCCCCGTTGGAACGGACATTGCGAGCGGTGAGCCGTCGGCGCGCTGGCCGGTCAGCTCAACCACCATGGAGCCATCAAAGGCGGTGGTAATATTCAAAGAGCTGAGGCGGATGCGTGGCTCCCAGCGGCTCAGCGCGGTATAGGCCGCCGCCATCACCTGCAGGCGCACCACGTCGTTCTGCGGCTGGTCAATCAGCACCGACAGCAGCGAGCCGTATTCCCGTCGCCCGATGCGGCTACCTTCCGGTGTGATCAGGATGTCGCGCACGCTCTGGCGGATGTGCTCGGTGTCGTTGATGGCTGCGCCGGTGTCGCGGTTCATGCCGAGATACATCATTGCGGGCCTCCAGATGTGTCGCCGCCAGACTTCACGCCGCCGTGTTTATGCTTATCGACTACCACGCCGTTAGAACTCATATCGCCGCCGCCCTGCGTTACGTCGCCGTTCATCACGGTCTGGCTGTTAATCAGCGTCTGGCTGGCATCAACGCCCAGTTGGTCGGTGATCAGCTGAATCCCGTCGGCGGCCTCAATGCGCACGCTTTTGATGTTCTTAATCAGCAGCTGGCCGGTGTCCGGCTCGTACTGGAACCAGCCGCCGTCGTTGAACACGGTGGTGCTGCCGTTCTCTGAATAATCGGGGGGTGGGAAGGCGTCGGAATAAATGGCCGGCAGCGCAAACGCGGTTTCAAGATTGCCGCCGAGGCTCAGCAGTAGAACCTGCTCGCCGATCGAGGGCTGCCACCACGTGCGGGTATTACCGGCGCGGCAGGTGAGCCAGTTAATCCAGTTGGTTTCAAGGTCGCCCGTTTTCACCCGGCACAGCCAGTTGACCGTGTCCACATCGGACACGGTGCCGGTGCGGATCAGGTTGGTGATGAGGCGCATGATTTCGGTGAATTGTGTATCCATAACGATATGATGTCAGCAAATAATTTCTGAGCTAACTTTTCATATTGTCTGATGAATGATACAAAAATTGCAGGAACATACAGACATATCAGAAGGAGAATTACTTTGAACGTTCAGGCTGATAGCGGATTATTTAGTAAGGAAGGAATAACAATAATCACCTCGGTTTTAAGTGTTGCTATTGTCATCCTAAAATCAATCATAAATCACCTAAACAAACCGATTGAGGGAACTGACAGACTGTTTAAAAAAGCAGGATTACCCAGATGGCTAGTACGTTTCTTCTCTATTCGGGTAAGTATTAAAAAAGTGCCCGAGGTCAGTCATGGAGGTTTAATTGTATTGGGAATAGCTCTGTCTTTTTTTGTTTTCGTTACATGTTTCACATCGTATTTCAATGTAAAACTTTCTAAAGTGCCTGACGGCTTTACCTGGTTAACTTTCAATGCCACAAAAGAGGATTTCATAATCAGTGACAAAAGTGCATCAGAGGTTGCTTTTAGCCCCTCATGGCGCATTACGGTAACAGACTGTGAAAGCGGGAAATCAAAAGAGTTAGTTGATTACGGAAAAATATCTGGACTATTGCATAATTATATCTGTGATGTTCTTACTGACCATATTGATCAGAAACAGATTAAAGATTCAATAGAACAGTTTGGTCGTAATCATGGAAAATTCACGGTTCTATTACTTGCACTGTCATGCTTATCGCTCTGGTTTTTTATCAGCCTTCTCATGACGGGAATTTACACATTGAAAATCAGGAAAATAATATTAAAAGAGCATAAGGATTCTTTCCATTATCTGACTTAGCTAGTTTTCGATAAATATTCGAAAAGGATGTTGTAAACAGATTGCGCACTGTCGGCGGAAAGACCAAGTAAAGGACGTTTGGCATATTTAACCTCAACACCGCGAGGGCTCACGCGGTCCCTCAATCCATAGTGATGAACCCTTGCCAGTCGCCGCACTGCGGGCACAAAGACAATTTCTGCCGTGTCTGATGTTGCCTGCGCTTTCAGGTATTTGGTGGTTTTCAATTTCACAAACATCTTGCGGCGAATCCGGCCCGGCTTGGTCCGGGCGGTGACGCGTCGCGGCTCCCATGCGGTACCGTCTGGACTGCGCTGCAGCGTGATGTTGTTCTGCTGGATGCGCCGCACATCGCGCGCAACTTCGCGCAGCATCTTTGTTCTAGCTGCGGGTTCGAGCTGCGACAGCAGCGCACCCAGCCACTCCTCAACATCATGCAACTCAGCCACGGCGCACCGTCCAGCCTTCCTCTGCATCGTCCGGCGCTTCCGGCTCCGGCACGGCCTCAACCGACATCACGCCGTCGACTTCCTTCACGATCACACGCTCCGTCAGCTTCAGGTTCATGCTGATGTCGCAGCGGTCATTGCCGAGAATGTCCGCTTCAAAGGTGAAAAGCCGCTCGCGCTCGCTGGCGTTCTGCAGGGCGTCCGGCTGGTTGACGCCGAGCCAGAATAAAACGGGCGCCATCAGCAGATTCTGGTCGCCGGTGAAGTCCGTCACCACAACGTTCAGGGTGTAGCGGTACTCCCACGAAATCGACGTGGCGGATGTAGCAACCACCGCGCCATTGTCCACGAACAGGTGCAGGCGATCCGGATTGTCAGCCACGTAGGGTACGGCTTTATTCAGGGCGTTTCGCAAGGACTGCGGCTTGTTCATCGTCTCTATCCTGACAGCTGATGATGGTGTCTACCTTATCGGCGCAGGCCGCCCATGCGGCCTCGGTGTCGTCCAGCTGCGCCAGCAGGTCGCCGTTACGGCGCGGTGCTGCTTCGTCCAGGCGGCACGGGGTGATTCGCGGACAGCCACTCACGGTAAGACTGACCTCCGGTGAGGGCCGGACGCTGGCGCAGCCGGATAACAGGATCAGGCAAATCGGCATCAGCCCAGCGGCGAAGCTCGTCATTTTCACGTTTAAGTTCCTCAATGGTGCGCTGCCGGTCACGCAGCAGCGTGCCGTTCTGCTCGGCGGCGGCATATAGCTGCATCTGCGCCCGGCTGCTGGTCTGCGTCAGAATGTTGAGGGCAAGCAGCTGGCCGTTTTTCTGCGACAGCTTTTTGCCCTGCGCGGCTAAATCCTTCACCTGCGCGTCGATTTTGTTGTGGGCGGTGCTGAGCCTCCACGACTGCACGCCAAGCGCGGCAATCAGAACCAGCACCACCGCCGCCAGCGTGCGCATCATGCTTTCACTCCTTTAAAGCACCACGCCAGCTCGCGCTGACGCCGGTTATCCAGCCCCTGATTGAATACGCCCTTTACGTACACCCAGCGCGGCAGCTGATAGCACGCATCGCGCCAGCGTTCCTGTTTGATGAGCGCCACCATGGTTGAGCCGCAGGCGTTGCCGGTGCCGACGTTAAACGCCAGCGACACCAGCGCGTCGTAGACCGGCTGCGGCATCGAAACCGCAGCACAGCGCGCCAGTGCCGCCTCAACGCGCAACACGTTGGTGATGAAGTTGCCCGCCGCCTGCCGCTCGGTGATGGTCCGGCCCGGTACTACGCCGACGGTGTTACCTATGCCGTCTGTCCACTTGCCCGCGTCGCACAGGTATGGCTTCAGGCGGCAGCCCTCATAATCGGCGATTAGCTTCAGCCCCTCGACGGAGGTGTGCAGCTGCGGGAAACCCGGCAGCGTCGCCGCAATGGCCAGCACCGCGCCAACGGTACAGCGCTTAACGGTTTGCAGATTCATATTCCTCCCGCGTGATGCGCCCGGCGGCCAGCAGCTGATAGGTTTTGCGCTTGTAGTACCAGCTGATGATCGCCATCAGCAGGCCGATTAAAACTCCGGCCACGGTTGAAACGTCTTTCAGCGACATGTCGCCCAGCCATGCCATACCGACAGCAATAAACCAGACGATCCCGGCGCGGATTCTTTCCCACATGATTCAGTCCCAAAGCTGGACGGCCTGCACGGTGGCCGCCGCCGTCACGTCCGGCAGCTCCACCTCCAGCCCGTGCGGTAAAAAGGGGCCGTGCTCCGCCAGCCCCGGATTCGCCTGCAATACCTGCTCCGTCATGCCCTGCGTGCGCCCGTAATGACGCCAGCAGATTTCGTCTACCGTGTCGCCCTGCTGCGCGCGCACCTTCATCAGATAAGCTCGACGGTGCAGTGCGGCGCGTTCTGCACGCGGCTGACGGCCCAGCGCGCGTCGCGCCACAGGTCGCCGGTGGCGTCTTCCAGTTCTTCCCCGCGCTTCGCTGCGGCGGCGGTGGCGTCAAAGTCCTGATAGCGCTCGTTCAGCACCGCGCGCGCCCAGCACCACACCGCATTTTCATAGTGGTGCAGGCGCACGCTGCGCCCGGCCAGCTCTTCCGCTGGCACATTCGCCAGGCTGTTATAGCCGCGCAGCTCCTGACGTTCGCGCCACGGGTACAGCTCCGCGTTGACCTCCGCCATCGCGGTGAGCACCACCTGCTTAAGACGTTGCGGCGTCACGGTGCCGTCAACGCGCATCACGCTGCGAAACGTCGCCAGATCGATGTCCGGCCAGAATGAGTTGTTGGGGATAATTTCCGGCGTTCCCGTCGCCTTTTCCGGCGCTACAAACTGCATGGCCTTGTTTCTCCTGAATAGGTGGGCGGTGGACGGGGTTTTGATGCGGCGCTGCCTGTCGCCACCCCGTGCCGCCCCGCGCGTGGGCACGTCCGGTTATCAGCTGGCGTTGCGGATTTTCCGCTCCAGCTGCTCAATGTCTTTTTTCACCCCGCAGCGATCGTCGAGCTGCATGGCCTGCTGCAGATGGTTCAGCGCGGCAACGGGCTGGCTTTCGCGTAGCACCCAGCCAAGCGACTTGTGCAGGCGCGCGCGCGACTGGTCGGGCATATCCAGATCGCCGATCACGTCGAGCGTTTGCATTAGCAGGTCGGGGTCAAAGTCGGTTTTTGCCATGAGGGCGCTTTTGGCGGCGTCGGCCATTTCCTCGGCCAGCAGCGTCTGCACGTTACGGCTAAAGCCCTGCGGCATCGACCAGCCGTGACGGATAGCGTGGCGGCCAATGGTGAGCGCCCCGGCATAATCACCGGCATCAACGCGCCACAGCATCACGTACATCAGCACGTCATCCTGCTGCGCGCCGTCGGCGGCCAGCACGCCGTCCACCCACGGCACGTATTTCGGCAGCACTTCCACCTTGATTTCGGCCTTCTTCACGGTGGACTGAATACCCTTGAGGCGGCGGCGGTCCTCGCCGAGCTGCATAAGCATCAGCTCGTAGCCGCTGGCGTGGCGAACACTGCCGCCCTGACGGGCGGCCTGTTCAGCCTGGACGCGCTGGCGGTGCTGCCGTGCGGGACTCAGGCTCATGGATTACGCTCCCGCGCCGCTGTCAGCGTTTTCTTTTGCTGGCGGTGGCGGCAGAATTTCGATGTTTTCAACCAGCGCGGCGCAGCGGTAATCCTCAACCACATACGCCTCGTTGACCGATTCGAAGTTTTCAATGCGGTCACGTTTAGGGTTATCGATCAGTGAACGGCGGCGGGATTCTTCCTGCCAGTAAATCGACAGGTTATCCAGGCGGGTGATCAGCACGGCATTGGCCGGGAAGTAAGGCGCGCGCACCGCCTGCAGGCCACCCATGCGTTTCTGACTGATGATAAGGTCGGCGGCCAGCTTGTTGGTGTTGTCCTGCTCGTTGTTAACCAGCGGGAAATACTTGTCCGCCAGCAGCTCGCGCCCGCAGATCACCACCAGTTCGTCGTCGTCCTGGAAAATCGGGTCAATCAGCTCGTTAACCGCGTCCATCACCAGCGCGTCGAGGTTGGCATATGCGCCCCCCACGCCCACCTTCACAGCTTCGGCGGTGGTTTCGCCGTCTTTGGTTACGCTGCCCAGCACATTGTCCGGCGCGTCTTCACGCACCTTCTGCAGCCAGCCCTTATTCACATCCTGCAGCAGCGGGTTGGCGGTGCGGTTGGAGGTTTTTGCGCGGGCAATGCCGTTGAAGCCGATCATGATGCGGTCCAGCGCCTGACGCTTCACGATGGCGTCACGGATGCGTGTCTGGAAGTCCTGGAACTTCGCCCACAGGTCCAGCTTCGCGTAGGTCAGCGCCGTATCAAAGTTTGTCTGCTCGCAACGGTACTCAGCATCCGTCATCACCGTCGGATCGGTTGGTTCACGGTCTTTAGCCGTGGTGTCGGTGGTGCCTGCAATGGTGCTGCCGACGCCAAGACCCAGCAGTTGGCCGGATTGCTCAGGCACGCCGATCACGTTGACCAGCGTCAGGAAGGCCGCCGACTGCTGAATGGTGTCTTCCAGCGTTTGCGCCACTGAAGGCTCAACGTTGAACTTACTTGACAGCTCTTCAACCGGCACGCCGTTAAGTTTTGCCAACTGCATCAGGTAGGCGTTGAATGCAAAACGGGTATTCTTCTTCATGGGGTGTGCTGCTCCTTTAGCAGTTAGTCATGTTCGCGGCTGGCGCATTGCCACCCGGTGCGCGCTGGCGGTAATCGGCACGGCTATCTTCGCGGCCCAGCTGCTGCTTTAGTTCGGTGAAATCGTTCACCTGCGTTTCCAGCAGCGATTCCAGCTGGCTCAGACGATCCACCTGCTCGCTCAACGTCTTGTCGGTGCGGGCGCCGTATTCCTGCTGTTCGGTAGCAACCAGCTCCACCGCCTGATGTACGTCAGAAAATCGTGCGTCGTCGGACAGCTGCTTTTTGCTGAACAGCGCGGTGATACGTGCAAACAGCGCGGGTTTATCTTCCACCTCTTCCAGCTCGATCGCGGTTTCGGTGGCGGCGGTGAACAGGTTTTCCGGGTGCTGTTTACGGTTCGCCAGCGGGTTGTGTTGCGCGCTGGCGCTGAAGGCCAGCATCTCGGTGCCCAGGCTTGCCGGGTCGTCAGTAGCAGCCAGGCCAACCAGATAGGCTTTGCCGGTGTCGGCAAACTTGGTGCTGACCTCCATGGAGGTGAAAAGCTTTTGGCCCTGCTTAACCAGCGCCACAAGTGAATCCGTCGGCAGAATGTCGGCATACAGCGCCAGCTTTCCAGCCAGCGGACCGTCGGTGATTTCCTCCGTCCCCAGCGCGCTGACCGTGCCGTAACGGTTAAAGGTGCTGTCCGGCGAGTACGATTTGATGTGCTCCAGATTGATAGTCGCGGTGTAAACCGCTGGGTTGTAGGCGGCGGCCATCTGCACCAGCCATTCGCGGGAAATTTCGCGTCCGTCCGTGGTGGCACCTTCCACCCCAATACGAAAACGTTTTGCTTTAACTGCCATAGGTCAGGCTCCATTGGGTAAATCGCTTAGAAGCCTTATGTTTGCGGTTCAGAGGGGATCGAAACAACGCGGACACATTGTGCGGCCAGCCACACAATGAGAGACGGCGGAAAAGGGATTGGCGGAGCCGTATTTTGGGGCCATGACAACGACACTCGCCCCCGAAGACCTCGATCCCCGCAGGCAAGCCATGCTGCTGTACTTTCAGGGATACCGCATCGCCCGCATTGCTGAAATGCTGGGAGAGAAACCCGCAACCGTTCACAGCTGGAAGAAGCGCGACAAGTGGGGCGACTACGGCCCGCTTGACCAGATGCAGCTGACCACCGCCGCGCGCTACTGCCAGCTGATAATGAAGGAGACAAAAGAAGGGAGAGACTTCAAGGAGATCGACCTGCTGGCGCGTCAGTCAGAGCGCCATGCCCGCATCGGCAAGTTCAGCAACGGCGGGAACGAGGCGGATCTCAATCCGAACGTAGCAAACCGCAACAGCGGGCCGCGCAAGCCGCCGGAAAAGAACGTGTTTACCGACGAGCAGGTGGAGAAGCTGCAGGAGATTTTCCACGGCTCGATGTTCGGCTACCAGCGCCAGTGGTGGGACGCGGGCAACAAGCACCGCATCCGCAACGTGCTGAAGTCGCGCCAGATTGGTGCCACCTACTACTTTGCCCGCGAGGCGCTGCTGGATGCGCTTACCACCGGGCGTAACCAGATTTTCCTGTCAGCCAGCAAGGCGCAGGCGCACGTCTTCAAGCAGTACATCATTGAGTTCGCCAAAGAGGTGGACGTAGAGCTGAAAGGCGACCCGATGACGCTCAGCAACGGCGCGTGCCTGTACTTCCTCGGCACCAACGCCCGCACCGCGCAGAGCTATCACGGCAATCTGTACCTGGATGAATATTTCTGGATCCCGAAGTTTCAGGAGCTGCGCAAAGTGGCGTCCGGCATGGCACTGCACAAAAAGTGGCGCCAGACCTATTTCTCCACCCCGTCCAGCCTGACGCACAGCGCCTATCCGTTCTGGTCCGGCGGCCTGTTCAACCGGGGCCGCGCCAAGGCTGACCGCGTGGACATCGACCTGTCGCACACGAACCTGTCGCCAGGCCGCTTCTGCGACGACGGCCAATTCCGCCAGATTGTCACCGTTGAGGACGCCGTGCGCGGCGGCTGTAACCTGTTTGACCTCGACCAGCTGCGCCTCGAATACAGCCCGCCGGAATACCAGAACCTGCTGATGTGCGAATTTGTGGACGATCTGGCGTCCGTGTTCCCGCTGCAGCTGCTGCAGAAGTGCATGGTGGACAGCTGGGAAATCTGGAGCGACTTCGAAGCGCTGGCGCTGCGCCCTTTCGGCTGGCGCGAAGTGTGGATCGGTTACGACCCGGCGAAAGGGACGCAGAACGGCGACAGCGCCGGGTGCGTAGTGATCGCCCCGCCTGCCGTTCCGGGCGGTAAGTTCCGCATTCTGGAACGCCACCAGTGGCGCGGCATGGACTTCCGCGCGCAGGCCGAGTCCATCAAAAAGCTGACGCAGCAGTACAACGTGACCTATATCGGCATCGACTCCACCGGCGTTGGCCTCGGCGTGTACGAAAACGTGAAGATGTTTTATCCGGCGGTGAAGGAGTTCGTCTACAACCCTAACGTCAAAAACGCCCTGGTGCTGAAGGCGTTCGACATCATCAGCAGCGGGCGTCTGGAGTTCGACGCCGGGCACCTCGATATCGCGCAGTCATTCATGGCAATCCGCCGCGCCACCACGGCCAGCGGCAACCGCCCGACCTACGAAGCCAGCCGCAGCGAAGAAGCGAGCCACGCCGACCTGGCGTGGGCGACCATGCACGCACTGGCAAACGAACCGCTACAGGGCGAAGCCGCCCACACCGGCAACATTATGGAGATTTTTTAAATGAGCAAACGCAGGAACCGCACGCGCACGCAGCCCGTGCAGCAGCAACAGATGACCGGCGGACCGGCGGCAGAAGCGTTCACCTTTGGCGACCCGGTGCCGGTGCTGGACCGCCGCGAGCTGCTGGACTACGTGGAATGCGTGGTGATGGATAAGTGGTATGAACCGCCGGTGAGCTTTGACGGGCTGGCGCGCACGTTCCGCGCCGCCGTTCATCACAGCTCGCCGATCAACGTGAAGCGCAACATTCTGACCAGCACCTTCATCCCGCATCCGTTGCTGAGCCAGCAGGCGTTTAGCCGCTTCGTGCAGGACTATCTGGTGTTTGGTAATGCCTATCTGGAAAAGCGCACCAACAGGCTCGGCGGCGTGCTGGCGCTTGAGCCGGCACTGGCTAAATTCACGCGACGCGGCACCGATTTAGACACCTACTGGTTTGTGCAGTACGGCATGAACATGCAGCCCTATGAGTTCACTAAAGGCAGCGTTTTTCACCTGATGGAGCCGGATTTAAATCAGGAGGTTTACGGCCTGCCGGAGTATCTTTCGGCGATCCCGTCCACCCTGCTAAACGAGTCGGCAACGCTGTTCCGCCGCAAATATTACCTGAACGGCAGCCACGCCGGTTTCATCATGTACATGACCGACGCCGCACAGAATCAGGAAGACGTGAACAACATCCGCCAGGCAATGAAAAGCGCTAAGGGGCCGGGCAATTTCCGCAACCTGTTCATGTACTCGCCGAACGGGAAGAAGGACGGTATTCAGATCATCCCACTGTCAGAGGTAGCGGCTAAGGATGAGTTTCTGAACATCAAGAACGTGAGCCGTGACGACATGATGGCCGCACATCGTGTGCCGCCGCAGATGATGGGGATTATGCCGAATAATGTTGGGGGGTTTGGTGATGTTGAAAAAGCCAGCCGGGTATTTGTAAGAAACGAATTAATACCATTGCAAAAGAGGTTAGAGGAACTTAATGAATTTATAGGCGAAGAGGTCATTAAGTTCACTCCTTATATTCTAACGTAGGTATTTATGGTGACACCATTAAGGTGTCACTCTTATTTTCTCTAATTGTTTAATCCATTTTTCGTGAAGGTCCTCTAGTTCAAAAGTCCCCTCCCTATCCAACCACTTATTTACTAACGCAATTAATTGAGGCCTTGAATAACGTTTATAGTGTAATGTTGCATTAGCATTGTATTGCTCAACAATATGCTGACCGACTACTGCAAGTTGCCTATGATCTATAGCAATTAAATCTCTGTGCAAATGGTTAACTTCTGAAAACTTACTATCGCCCTCAGAATCGTAATCAATTGCAACACCATTGTCATTTAACCATTGCTCATCCAACCATATTAAATCTACTGTATCTGGAGCAGACATTGTTGTTGCCAATGCGACTACAATTTTTTCAACCTCTTCTGTTGAAAAGTTCATCGAGTCAGAAGACCAGACTGATAAAGTGTTTCCAGAAGTGCGAGTGCATCCAGTTATAGCATCTGCAGTGAAGTTTTCGGGCTGCAAAGTTAAGTTAGGCTCCCATTTTGCAATTGAAATCTTCCTTAATAAGTAACTCATGGAAGGCGCCTCAGATAGTCAATAACAGATCTTTTATAATCATCTAGCCAAGCGATACCGAAATCACGAATCCCTTCAAGATATAGTGCAAGTTGAGAATCACCCCAAGCTTCAGCTGCTCGTAAAGCAGCTTCATTTACATATTTATCTTCATATACTGATGCAGCTAAAATTATTGCATCAGCTCTATCTCTTAGGGCTTCGTAGTCTAAGCAGGATGCAATACAAATAAATTTCCTCAACTCATTAGCATTCTTTTTACGGAATAATTCAAGCCATGTTTTTTGAAAAACATCTCTGAAAACAATAGGGTTTTCTGCAAACATACTTTCAAAATATAGTTGAGTCTTTGTTATTTCACCTTCAACGTAATCATCTGACTTTAATAAAGTCAGTATCATTTTTTGTTTCTTTAAAACAATAGTATCAATAGCTCTTTCCAAGCCATCATTATGATTTAAAAAAACCGAACCAATCGGTGATGAAGTCTGGTTGGTATTAATTTTAATATCATTAACAACTTCTGAGAAAACTTTACTTTCACTTAAAAGCTTTTCAAAGAAGAAACTGTTTTTCCCAGCATCAACGATGCTTGAATTCAAACCTGAAGAGCTTTCAGATAGAAATACTGTTTTATAATTCTTATCCATACCATCCCTTACTTGTCAGTATAACGTGACAAATCACGAATAAGCTTATTGTTATTATCTTGCAATTCCTTAATTACCGACCCGGCGCTAATGAAGTCAAAACGAAGCCCTGTATCTTCAGCGACTGTATTTGTATCAACCTCAAAATTAATAACCTCAGTAGGGTTATTATTATTAATCATTGGAGTCTGAATAAAGCAACGTCTAACTGCGCTACCACTATTAGCCTTCTCTTTACTTTTATCCAAAATAGTATGTTCAACGATTCTATTTTCCCACTCGAATGGATTTGCGTTATGATGGGTAAAAATCTTTTTGTATAGCTGAGAATAGTTTTCTTCACTATCTTTATAAAATGAAGCATTAACAACGGCAAGTCTTGTCGATTTCTTATTTGGGAAAACACTTTGCAATGCCTTAAGTATATTTTCCACTTTATCAACAAATTCTTCACTTGAACCTCCAAGTGAATGAAAAATTATTGCACCGTGAGGAAACTCAACACGAAACTGCTGATCAGGCGATGTCATAATAACCATCTGTCTTTTTTCACCATTGAGTGCATTAAACTCTTGACCAAACATTGGTAACAAAGAAAAACCCGACAATGTATTTAAAAGGGTTGATAACATGGGCGGTGTGGCCGTCACATCAGAATTATTAGTAAAATATGAAACCTGATATGTTTGAAATAACAATTCCATTTTCATTCTCCAATAACACTTTACTAGTGTAGAGTGCAAGAAATAACCTTGAACAAAGTGTATTCGATAATATGCTTACCTTCCAGCACTCTAATGTTCAATTAACAGCATTTATTTGCACTAGATTGGCTGATGGCAGTATAAACCGCTTGCGCGCGCTCGTACCCCCGCCACGCCTGCCCGCTTTATGATGCGGTTTTCATGCACCTGCATGACATAAACGAAAGCCCGCCAGAACTGGCGGGCCGAGGGTAAAGCGATCCTTTTCGGATCATGCGAATTCATGCGGCATAGTCATGCACTCTTCACTCCAGTTTGAAGTCGTCCACAGAAGCGGGTTTTTGGGTGCCAAACCCTTCTGCTAAATCCATAAACTCCATGCCCTGCCGCAAAGAAACGGGATACGGAATCTCAAGCATGAACACGAAGTCGTAGGTTTTGCCAAGCCAGTAGCCCCCGCCACACTCTTTCGGCCGTTGGAAAAATACCCATTCACCTGGCTTGTAGTAAGCGAGCACTTCACCCCGGTAAACGATTTGGAATTTTTCGGGACTTTTAGCCATAACCTAACGCCTCGCATCTCTGATTATGTTCGGACTCACCTTCTCCAGCCTGATTTGTAGTTTCATCCGATCACATCCCGCTACGCGTGACACCTGATAAAACTACTCAGAAGCGTGCATCAAGCGAGAGTATTCGTGGCTTCTGACTTTTCGCATCAGCTCATCGGTCAGTTCAGATACCCACTGAATGGCAAGCTGCTTTTCATCATCCGTGCAATCACTAGCAGCAACAAGTTTCATAAATAAATCAATACGCTGGAGCTTCATTGACTCCAAAAAATAATCCTGCATATTCCCTCCGCACAATGAACAACTGTTTATACGTACAGTATATTATGAGTTTCGAAATGTGAAATGTTTTTTTACCTTCCGTGAGAAATCCTCTGGATTAATCAGATGGTTATCTTTTGTTCCTGGAGTCTGCCGTTTCGGTAAAACAGCCGCATTCGCGCGCCTGCATTTAGGCTGCATCCTCTGGATAGGAGGCTGATTTCCTCCTCATGCCCCTCAAAACCACGAGCTTTTAGTTCCAGCTCTAACCGCCGGCGCTCCGGCCCCGTACAGTTATTGACAGAACTCCAAGGGGCGGCGATGCCGCCAGAAGGGCCAGCCTCCGCTGACGCATCGGCTAATTTGGCAACGGCTTCCCACTTAACCAACCGTGTAAATACTTCAGAATCTTGATAGTGAGGCGAGTAGATACCCTGTACGCGCTGCACGTCTTCCGCGTACTCATTACCCATTTCGGTGATTTCATAGCAGAGGCGGATCACTAAATCATCACGCGCAACCAGCGGGCCGCCCTGCGCCATGGTGTAAGACGCCCAGCAGCTGGCAACAGAAGCAGATGCCAGCACGGCGTCCATCTTCTCGTTTGGTAGACGTGTATCGCCGAGACGGCGCAACTCGCGCCATACAGTGACCGGCGCACCGCCAATCTGCTGAAACTGGCGGATGCGCCAGCGAGATGCCCACGCGCAGACGGCTTTCGCCATGTCACGCATGTTTGAGCCGGTTTCATCATCCTTTTCGCCGTCCATCGCAAAGCCATCGATATTTTTAGAGATGTATTTAGCGATGTAGCCCGTCGCGCTGCCTTTGGTCGGGTCGATAGGTTCAGCGTGGAAACGCGCTTTGCGCGCCTGCGGCGTGGTCAGTTCGTCGGCGTCTTCTTTGCTGGCGTGCTCACGGATGATCTGCTGCACACGCTCGCGATGTTCCGGCAGCATAAACAGCAGCATGTGCCAGTGCGGTGTACCGTCGTGATGAGGCTCCACAACACGGAAGCCGTAAACATGGATTTCATCGCGGGACAACGCGGCACGGATACGCGCCCAAATACGGCAGAGATAGCGCTGCGTATCGCGCGGGCTTGAGCCGTTCCATTTGGTAATGAAACCGCCCTGGCTGTAAACGGAGTGATAACGCGACGGCGCGGTAATTGTATAAAAATCCCCTACGCAGCCGGTTTCGTTGGCGATGTCTTCAAAGCCGCGCATTCTGGTCATCAGCTCACGGCGGCGCATGGCCGGGTTCGCGGTGCTGCGGTTGACCATTTCGTCCATTGCGATACGGTCACCGGTTTCTTTGTTCATCAGGTCGTAGCGTTTGAAGAAATCTCGGTTGCGTTTCTTCTGCTCGATCCATTCCGCCAGCGTGCCGCGTGAAACGTAAGGTGAAGCAGATTTTTGCACCTGCCCAACAGCGATTGCCATGTGCTCGCGCTGGAGATCGCGCATCTGCTTAAGACGGCCGCGCCACCACTCTGGCGCCATCATGCGCAATAAACCCGATTGTGCCTTGCGCAGAGTCAGCTCACCTTTGCAGGCTTTGAACTCCGCCCAATATGGCGGCTGCGTGCCGGTCAATGCGGCCAGCTCAGCAACGTAGCGATACGCAATGCAGGTTACGGTCTGCTCGTCTGCTTCCTGCGGCATAGAGGTTTTATCGACAAACTCAGCCAGGCTAAGCGAAAGATAGGATGCGACCTTATAAGCCAGATCGCGCACGTCCTGCCGGTCAAGCGTGGGCAGACGATCAAGCTGCTTTATGAACGGCAGTTCATATTGAGCGGCTTCATCAAGACGATAGCGACTGCGAACCAGCTGCAGGCGTGGCAATACGTTCTGGCCGATAGTCTGGCGCAGAAACGCATTGGCCCGACGGCGGCCATTATTTGCTGAGAGGATTTTGCTGTAGCGATCAGCAAAGTAACCGGCCAGATAATCCGGCATGTTTTGCAGATACTGACTGCGCCAGTTGTGGTCCTCTGGATTCACGTTCCAGAGACGGCGCTCAGAAAGGGACATATCCGCCGGAGCGGACATGCCGAAGACTTCACGCCGCTGCTGATTTACGGCGTGATATTCACCAGTAAGGAGATCAGGAAGGCTTTCAGACATGCGCGGCCTGAAGTTCAGCCAGCTCTTGCAGTGCTGCCTCTACCAACTCGGCGATGCGGCGGGTTTCCGCTACAAAGCCCGCAGTAGTATTCATCTGCCCACGTAAAACACGGCGACCAATGAAATCAGCAGCCAGATCGCGCATCAAGAGCACTTTCGACTCATACAAGGCCATGGTTTGCGGCACGCGCTGACGGACGCCATCAATCTCAAGCCAGCTGAATTTCTCTAGCACCAACTGTTGCGGCTTGCCCGGCTCACTGGATTTCAACGCGCGCACTGCATAGCGGTCATCAATCTGGACTCTCAAAGCGTGGCCCCTTTGTAATGCACGCTTTTCAATTCGCTGATCTCTTTGCAGGTAACGCACAGCTCGACACCCGGCAATGCGCGGCGCCGCGCTTCGGGAATAGCGGCATCGCATGACAAACAGAAAAACTCACTCGCACCTGCAGGGCGGTGAATAGCCGTTGCCAGATTGCGCGCCAGTTCTTCCTGAACGCGCTGCTGAACCAGATCCATTGAGTCGGCCATTAGTGCAGCTCCCGTGATTGGTTCTCGAAGCGTGCAGATTCTTTGTCCAGCAGTTCGATAATTTCAGCAGCTGACATTTCTTTGTTTCTTGCGTGAATCGCCAATGCAGCCAGGCGAACGGATACGGCAAGCGCATCATCTGATCGCTGTTCACTTTTAGCCTTACTCAGCATCGCGTTCAGTACTTCCGCATCGGCTTCAAAGTTTCGGGTTTCAATATTTCGCATTTATCTTTCTCCATAATTTGGGCAAAAGAATGCCCGGCGGGTTTACGCCATTTAATTTCTTTGGGTTAATTAATTTGGAAGCGTTAGCTTCTTGGGAAATAAACTCACGACTGCGCGAAAGTGATTCATTGCACCTATCAGCGCGGTAATTTCGTCACTCGTCAATTCACTGTATTCAACGTTGTGACGTTCTTTATTGATGTTTGCCAAAAAGAAAATGGCGCTCATCGCCCGGTTATTCTGTTCGTACTGTGGATCACGAGTATTACGCATATCACTGATGAACCGCTTTAGCTCATTTCCACAATCGCCGTACATCATGGTACGTAGTGCCGCGATATGATTAAGCGCACTCACTCGTTGCCCGGCGCTCATTTGAACAGTGATGCTTTCAGCTTTGTAAGCCATGTCGCTTTTTTCCTGTTACCGGTTAAACCTGCCAGCAGTTCGGCTTGAGAGTTTGCCGGATGCCAGCGCCTGCCATTTTCAGCTGCGATCCAGCCGTGGCCGAATGCGTGTGAAGGGCTTTGCCGTTTTAGAAACGGCGCAACTGAAAACGCCATAACTACACAACCCCTATTGATGCGCCGATACCGCTTAACACATCTGCAGTGCCAGCCATTGCAGGGTTTGAATGCACACGAGTTTGAACGGCTATCGCAGCTAACGTCAGACAGCGAATGCCGGCGTTAACGTTCTGCACAAATCCGCGCCGGCAGGCCGAGGTAAATTTCTTCTGGCTCACTATGCCAGCGGCTAACTGCCCTACTTCGGCGGTAGCTTTGAGAACATAAGCCGGTAAGTTCTCCTGTGATACCTCGTTGACTGGCACGCATGGCAGGCATTGCAGTTGAGCCAATGCACCATCAACCAGCGTTGAGTCTTCCGTAAGGTCGGTCAGGATCAGCATTTCACGGACGGTAAGCTGATGGACCTGCTCCGGGTTGAGCTTGTTACGGATAGTTTGCGGATTAAGCCCCGCCTTATTAGCCAGCTGGATGATGTTGTGCTTTGCGGAAAACGCGCGGCACGCTTCATCAAAATGGCTATGTGTGGAGACACTGAAATCAAACATGCTTAATACCTCACGTTATCCCAATATGGATGCATCAAGCCTGCATTGTGATTTCATGACCGGTTGCTGCTTCGATAATTAGGGCAAGCATGTTGATTTCGATGAGGCCGTTAACCCCATCCTTATTCCTGATAGGTAGGCGGTTTTCGCGGTACATCTGGCGAACAGTGCCCTTCTTGTAACCCGTGCGGCGACAGAACTCTTCGACAGTAATGTACGGTTCCGAAATCACGAGATTGATTGATGGGCGCATTGAAAGTTTACGGGTCATGATGCACTATCCTCTGTTGAGTTCTAGCCAACTCTATTCATCACTATTAAACACGTCTTGATACGACGAGTGAATATTAGGATCACAAATTGGAAAGGTCAACGAAAGATTTTACGAGTCGTAAAGCTCCAGCTTTACCAGAGGGTGGTAAAGATCCCATTGAGCGTATTGTTCAAGCATATGGCTTTTCATCACGACAAGCTCTGTGCCGACACTTAGATGTGTCACAGAGCACCATGGCTAACCGCATAATGCGTGGGAACTTTCCTGCTGATTGGGTTCTGATTTGTTCGATGGAAACCGGTACCTCTCTTGAGTGGCTTACCTATGGTCGCGGTGATGCGAACATCACAAATCAAGATCAACCATCGACCAAAATCGAACTAAAAAAAATCACAAATGGGAATTTTTCATCATCTGATTGGGTTGAATATGATGCCCAGCTCTTACCAAGTGATGTTAATGCCCCTCTCTTAGTACATTTCGAGAAACAGAATTACCTGGTTGATATGACCGCCGCAGAGATCACTGACGGGCTGTGGCTCATCGAGATTGATAAGCTTATTAGCGTTAAAGAGCTGTACCGTTTTCCCGGCGGACGCATTCGCGTTGAGAATGGGAAAGCCTCATTTGAATGCAAGGCAGACGACATCAAAGTTTTGGGCAAAGTCGTTGCCCGCACTGAGTACCTTTAAAGGCATAGCATGGCGATAAACAAATTACCCAACGGGAAATGGCAGGCACAGGTTTTCCCAAACGGCCGCGACGGCAAAAGGATTCGCCGCCAGTTTGCAACTAAGGGCGAAGCACAATCTTATGAGAAGTTTGTAAAAGAACAAGCTCAAGATAAGCCCTGGTTGGGAGAGAAAGCAGATAAGCGGCGGGTAATTGAGCTGGTTAAATTGTGGTTCAACACGCATGGTATTACGTTGGCGGATGGTGAGAAGCGGCGAACCACAATGGCGTTCGCCTGCGAGGCGATGGGAAACCCACTCGCAACCGAGTTTAACGCGAAAATTTTTGCGTCTTATCGCGAGCAGCGGTTAAGCGGGAAGATCACCCGCTCCAGCCGTGTGAAAACGGTTACGCCGCGCACTGTTAATTTAGAGCTGGCATATTTTAGGGCGATGTTTAACGAGCTGCGCCGGTTAGATGAATGGACGGCACCGAACCCGTTAGAGAACGTTCGCGAGTTTAAAATCAGTGAATCTGAGATGGCGTATCTCACCATTGAGGAAATCAGAACCCTCCTCGCCGAATGTGAGAACAGCCGTTCTAAAGATTTAACTACCATTGTGAAAATCTGCCTGGCAACTGGAGCACGCTGGAGTGAAGCTGAAGGTTTGAAAGGGAACCAGATTCGCGCCGGGCAAATCATCTACGTGAAAACCAAAGGTAAGAAAAACCGAGCGGTGCCGATCAATGAAAAATTGCAGGCTGAACTTCCATCCAGCAGGAAAGCGCAGGTGCTCTTTAAACCATGCTATTCAGCCTTTAGGAAGGCCATGCAACGCGCTGGCATCGAGACACCTGCTGGACAGCTTACGCACGTTTTGCGCCATACGTTCGCGTCTCACTTCATGATGAACGGCGGAAACATCTTAGTGCTTCAGCGGATATTGGGGCATACAGATATTAAGGTGACGATGCGGTATGCGCATTTTTCACCAGATCACTTATTTGAGGCTACGGAATTTAACCCTCTGAATGCATTATAAAAACAGCAACCAAACAACCAAATATTCATTTTATATTTCTAAGTGGCTTTAAGAATGAATTAAAGCCACATTGATTTTATTTCACCCGCATAAACATCATGGATTGTTAGTTAGTATAGCTGGCAGGTTATTTTTAATTTGTTCAATAAAAGGTTCCATTCGGAAATATGCTCTCTTTGATAATTCCAGCTGATATACCAAGTCTTTTTTTATCTCAGCATGAATGTGGATCGCATTTCTCGCCTCGTAGAATTCAACAATATCTTTTTTAAGACTATTTTCAATTAGACCCAAGCTTGCAGCACACTCAGCCTTTTTATCAAACCTGACTTTAGTAATATCAGTTTTAGCAACATCATTATAAGTAGGAATAATTTCCCTTCCATTATGAGAAAGAGCATCTTTTAAAGCTTTTCGCTTATGAGCTGGAATTGAAATTTCTTTTTTTGTCGTATAATCCGTTAAGGACTTCACATAAGGGTTTGATGGCAACCTATCAAATAAAATATGATGCAGCACTGCTTCATAAATTGAAGCATAGGATAATACCTGTAAGCGAATTTGTGCTCTTAAAAGCCATTCTTCAGCAGAAAGTCCCTCAAGAACTTTATAGAGGTATCTTGTTGACATAAATTCATCTGCAAGTCTCAGCTTGAGCGTAGAATCTGTAATGAAATCAAATACTTCTTGATGCCAAGATAAATCAGCAAGATGCCCACTAACATAACTATCTATTGCTTGCTTTATATCTTTTGAAAAAGCCAT